TTAGCGGGGGCAGCTATATATTATATAGTACCCTCAAAACCTGTTGCATATTTACAACACCCCCCCCCTGTTCTCCACAGCTCGTAAGTAACTACCCCCATAAAAAATTTTTTCTTCTTTTTTCTTCTTTTTTCTTCCTCTCATTTAGGGGTGGCACTGTGCCGTAGTAAATAAGATTAAATGATATATTCTTTCTGATATATTAGGGTGGCACTGTGCCGTAGGGGAGGGTGGCAGTGTGCCGTACCCCCCATGTCAGATTGTCACCCCTTGCAGACCGCTCCGCCCTGTGTCATATTTGCAACAGAGGAGACAACAAAATCGGTTGAGCGTTTCTCCTCCTTGACGCTCCCGACGGTGGGGCGGGCTTCTTTCCCTTTCGGCTCGCCCCATCATAACAAGGAGAGAGAGATGGAAAAAGAAAACATGTCTGTTGAGGAGCTATTGCTTGCCATTGCTCTCGACCCAGTATTATTCGTTGAGTCTATCTTGCAGGCCAGTCCAGAGGAGTGGCAGCGTAATGCTTTGTATGCGGTTCGGGATAATGACCGCGTAGCCATCCGCTCTGGTCACGGTATCGGTAAGACTGCATTTCTTTCTTGGTTGATTCTCTGGTGGGTATTGACACGCTCCCCCAGTCGGATAGCATGTACTGCCAACACTGCTAGTCAGTTGTCAGACATTTTATGGGCAGAGGTCGCAAAGTGGCATCGTCGTATGCCAGAGGGCCTGAAAGAACTAATTGAAGTGAAGTCTGACAAAGTTGAGCTTACAGGGCAGGACAGTTTTGCTGTCGCCCGAACTGCACGTCGTGAAACTCCAGAGGCGCTGCAAGGTTTCCACTCACCTAATATGCTGTTCTTGATTGATGAGGCATCTGGTGTCGATGACATCATCTTTGAGGTTGGCGAGGGTGCTATGTCCACTGAGGGTGCAAAGACTGTGATGACGGGCAACCCGACTCGCACGTCTGGCTACTTCTATGAAGCCTTCAATAAAATGAGAGATAGGTTCTTTACAATGAAGGTCGCATCATCTGATAGTACTCAGGTGAGTAAAACCTTCATGGAGGATATGAAACTCAAGTATGGCGAAGACAGCAACATCTACCGAGTTCGTGTTCTTGGAGAGTGGCCTGAAGCCGACGACGACGTGGTTGTACCACTGCATCTCTTGCAGGCAGCATCCACGCGAGAGCAGCAACCAGCAGAAACCACCCCCGTTGTATGGGGTCTTGACGTGGCACGTTTCGGTACGGACAAAACAGCTCTATGCAAACGCAAGGGTAATGTTGTAACAGAGCCTATCAAAACTTGGCGCAACAAAGACCTCATGGAGGTCTGTGGGATTATACTCAATGAATACGAAACGACTCGATGGGGCGACCGTCCTGCTGAAATACTGGTTGATAGTATCGGTCTTGGTGCTGGCGTTGTTGACCGTCTCATGGAACTTGACCTTCCTGTGCGCGGTATCAACGTCGCGGAGTCACCTGCAATGGGCGACAGATATGGGCGTTTACGAGATGAGTTGTGGTTTCTCGCAAAAGAATGGTTCGAGTCGCGGGACTGCACCATTCCGCCGCAAGAGGAGCTAATAGACGATTTGTCTAAGCCGCGCTTTAAGTTTACCTCTAACGGTAAGCTGAAGGTTGAGAGCAAGGACGAGATGAAACGTCGTGGCCTCAACTCACCTGACCTTGCCGACTCCTTCTGCCTGACCTTTGCTGGTCGTGCCAGCATTGGTAAAGACGGCTCGCGCCACAAATGGAACAGGTCAATAAATTATGAGAAAGCGAACTGGGTCGTCTGATGGCTTATATTGAGTTTGAAGAAGACACAGATGACTTTGACATCTTGGTTGCCACCCTTGATGGCCTGAATGGTCTCGGCACTGACTGGGACGACCTGTTGAACTTGACCTTGCTTGCATCTGCGTATTGTGGTCAAATGGCGGAGATTTCGCCTGACGAATACATGGAGATTATTTCGTCCATCCGCGTTACGGAAGATGGCATTTACGGAGAGGCTTGATGGCTAAGAAGGTTGTAACTACGTTTGAGGTGCGAACACCAGTGCGTCGCCGTCATAAAAAACGTGGGCTGCACATTCGTAAGAAGCTCGGCCCGAAAAGCAATATGAGGATTCGCTAATGGCTATCGTCTATCGTGGTGAGCGTTTTGCTGGTTACAACAAACCGAAGCGTACCCCCAAGCATGCGAAGAAGAGCCACGCGGTTCTAGCAAAAGAAGGTGACAAGATTCGCCTCATTCGTTTTGGTCAGCAAGGTGTGCGTGGTGCTGGCAAAAATCCAAAGACTGCAAAAGACAAGGCGCGTAAGCGTTCTTATTATGCGCGTCACAACGCACAAGGTAAGCCGACAAGTAAGTTGTCTGCAAAATACTGGTCACATAAAGTTAAGTGGTAGGAGTTAGATATGCCAAGCGTAGCAGGAAAAAAGTTCCCTTATACTAAGAAGGGCAAAACAGCAGCGAAATCTTACGCAAGTAAGATGGGCAAAAAGGTAGTCAAGAAAAAAGCTACTAAGAAGAAAAAATAATGTATGTTACTGTTTACACACGCAACCGTGCTGCCGAGAAAGCAGCGGCACTGGAGGCGGAGAAAGCAGCTAAGAAGGCTGCACCTAAGAAACGTGGTCGCCCACGCAAACAGAGGACAGAGAAATGATTTGCCCACACTGCGGATACCCCAATCCGAATGGTTATAAAGAATCTTGTAAGTCTTGCCGCAAGCCGCTGATGGTTGCTCCCGTGGTAGAGAAAAAACCTAAAGTAGATAAAGTAGCTAAACCAGCTAAAAAGGCTAAGGCAACTAAGAAAGCATAGTTATGGCTAAGATGGACGAAATTGAGTTTCAGGGCATTGTTCGCAATGAGATTGAACAAGCGCTAGGTCACTACGATACGGAGTACTCGCAAGACCGTATCGACGCGATGGACTACTACTTGGGTGAGCCGTTTGGCAATGAGCAGCCAGACCGCTCTCAAGTTGTTAGCACTGAAGTATCTGACACTATCGAACACATCATGCCGTCCTTGATGCGTATTTTTACGCAGTCTGATGACTATGTGCGTTTTGTCCCGCATGGGCCAGAAGATGTTGCCATTGCCGAACAGGCCAGCGATTACTGCAACTGGGTTATCAACAATGATAACCGTGGTTTTGAAATCATGCACAACTGGTTTAAGGACGCGCTTATTCTAAAGAGCGGTATCGTTAAGTTCTACTGGGATGAAATCATCGAAGTTGAGACAGAAGAATATGAAGGTCTCAACGAAGATGAGCTTACCATGTTGATTGCAGACCCAGAGGTTGAGGTTGTTTCCCGCGATGAACGCACCATTGGTGAGGACATGGAAGGCCCAGAGGGCATCATCATTCCCGCTCCTATTATTTACGATGTAAAAATTAAACGCACAAAAAACAGTGGCAATGTTCGCATTGAGAATGTGCCACCAGAAGAGTTCCTTATTGGCAACCGTGCCAAGTCCCTTGATGACGCAAACTTTGTAGCTCACCGCTCAACCATGACGGTTAGCGACCTTGTGTCTATGGGGTATGAGCGTGATGAGGTAGAGCAATATGCGGGATATACTGACCTTGATATTTCTGAAGAACGCACGTCGCGTTTTGAAGACCTTGAGACAAGTGCCGTTAGCGACAGCAATGACCCAACTATGCGGAATGTTCTCGTTACGGAATGTTATATTCGTTCTGACTATGATGGTGACGGGGTGGCTGAGTTCCGTCGCGTTCTTACAGTAGGTAATGGCTATCACATTCTTGAAAACGAAGAATTTGACCACATTCCATTTGCTATGCTATCGCCAATTCTAATGCCGCACCGTGCGATTGGTCGCTCGGTTGCAGAGCTTGTGATGGATGTGCAGCTTATCAAATCCACCCTGATGCGTCAGTTGCTCGACAACATCTACAACACTAACAATGCTCGTGTCGTTGCTGTTGAAGGCCAAGTAAACCTCGATGACTTGTTGACGAACCGCCCCGGCGGCATCGTGCGTACTCGTACCGCTGGGGCGGTTCAGCCCCTGCAAGTTCCTGAAGTTTCTTCTTCTGTCTTCCCTGCACTGAACTATATGGACAGCATTAAAGAGCAGCGCACAGGAATTTCACGTCAGTCTATGGGTCTTGATGCAGACGCATTGCAGTCAACTACTGCTACTGCTGTTGCTGCTATGCAGGCTGCTTCGCAAGGCAAGATTGAGATGATTGCTCGTGTGTTTGCTGAGACAGGTGTACGCGCATTGTTCCGTGGCATCTTGCACTTGGTTACGAAGTATCAAAACAAAGAGAAGATTATTCGTCTCCGCAATCAATTCGTACCGATGAACCCGCGTGAGTGGGAAAGCTCTTATGATGTGCAAATCAATGTAGGGCTTGGCACTGCACAGCGTGACCAGCAGATTGCCTTCCTTTCTCAGATTGCACAAAAGCAAGAGCAGGTGCTTATGCAGATGGGTGCAAACAACCCAATGGTCAGCATGTCTCAATATCGGAACACGCTTGCCAAGATTGCTGAACTGTCTGGCTTCAAAGATGCAACTCAGTTTTTTGCACCGTCTGAGCAGATTGAGGCTGCATTGGCACAACAAGCACAAGCCGCTGCACAGCAAGGCCCACAACAAGACCCCGCCATTGCACTTGAGATGCAAAAAATGCAAGCCAAGATGCAAATGGAGCAACAGAAAATGCAGATGGAGTTTGACCTCAAGAGAGAGAACATGGCTGCGGAGCTTGAGCTACGCCGTCAGGAGCTTGAGTTTGAGCGTCAGTTGCGACTTGAGCAAATTCGCTCTGGGCTTGATGCGTCAACAAACCTTCCTCGCGTATAGGGTCTTGCGCGCAAAGCATTGTGTTGCTATTTTGCAACAGTAGAGGAGACTGCTGATGGATGAAGGGAAGCGAAGGGAAGAACAAAACAGGGGTGAACGCGCCAAAGCATTGATGCGCGACCCTTTGATTGTAGAGGCGTTTGATGTACTTGAGGAAAAGTACATGAGCGCACTGAAAGATTCCTCGTCATCGCAAGATGAACGAGAAACGCTCTTTCAAATGTACCAAGCACTAATGGTGGTGCGAGGCCATTTGTCAGAAGTCATCGAGACAGGTGACTTAGCGAAACTGGAGTTAAACTCCTAAAGAATCCGTAGAGGAGATTAAAAATGAGTGACGAACCTAGTACCCTGTTAGGAGCTGGTGAATCTCTAAACAAAGGTCAAGCTGTTGACCTTCTCTTGAATACCAACGCCCCTGAAGAGGCAAGCGAAGATACTCAAGAGCCTGTAGCTGAAGTTGAAGAGGTTGTTGAAACCGATGAAATGGAAGCGACATCTGAAGATGAATTTGAGGCAGAGGACGCAGAAGAGCTATCCGAAGCTGATGAGGAATATGAGGATGATGACGAAGAGTATGATGTTGACGAGTCAGAGGTCGAAGAGGTCTTAGACGAAGAGTCATACTACACTGTGAAGGTTGATGGTGAAGAGAAGAGCGTCAGCGCAGACGAACTTGTCAAATCTTATCAGTTGGAGCAGGCTGCACAAAAGCGTATGCAGGAAGCCGCAGAGGTTCGCAAAACCTCAGAGGCAGAAGCACAGGCTTTATCGCAGCAGCGTGAGCAATACGCTCAGGCTTTGCAATCGTTGCAAGCACAGTTGGATACTGCTGGTGAGCAACCCCAAGAATATTGGGATACTCTCTACAGCGAAGACCCGATGGAGTATATGCGTCAACGTGAGGCCCAGCGTGACCGTAAGGAAGCGATGGAAAAAGTAAAAGCCGAACAGACGCGCATACAAGAAGAGCAGCAACATGAGGCAATGCAGCAACGTCAAACCCTTTTGGCGGAGCAACAGGAAAAACTCCTAGAAGCTCTACCAGAATGGAAAGACCCTGAAGTTGCACAAAAACAGAAACAAGAGATTGTCAGCTATGCTCAACGCACGTTGGGTTTTAGCGAGCAAGAGGTTTCTAACATTGCAGATGCTCGTGGTGTCCTTGCTATTCGCAAGGCTTATCTTTACGACCAGCTTATGGCTCAAAAGCCAGTAGCTCAAAAGAAAGTAAAGAAAGCTCCTAAGGTAACCAAGTCAGGCAAACCAACGACCAAAGCTCAGAGTAATGCAAAGCGTAATAAACAGGCACTTGAACGCCTAAACAAAACTGGCAGCAAAGATGCTGCTGTAGATTTATTACTTGAGAGAATGAGGTCTTAAAATGGCTACTTTTACTACTACCAACGCTGTTGGTGAGCGGGAAGATTTAAGCGACGTAATCACGCGAATTGACCCTGAAGAAACACCCATTTTTTCTGCTCTGAAAAAAGAGACAGGAAATGGCGTATTTGTCGAATGGCAAGTGCAAGAACTGGCTGCTGCTTCAGCAACCAACTACCAGAACGAAGGTGCTGACGCTACTTATGATACGCCGACTGCCACCACTCGCTTGGGCAACTACATGCAAATCTCGCAAAAAGATGCACAAGTTTCTGGTACGCTGGACGCTGTTGACAAAGCAGGCCGCGACAAGGAAACCGCCTATCAGAAAGTTCTGAAAGGTCTTGAGCTGCGTCGTGACATCGAGAAGTATCTGCACTCAGATACAGCCCGTAGTGGTTCTGACCCGCGTAAAGCTGGTACTTTGTCAAGCTGGATTACCAACGTAGATGATGCCTCTGGCACTTCTGCTGCTACTGGTGACGGCACGGATGTTCCTGATATGTCAGGCACGAACCGCGCTTTGACTCTGGCTCAAATCGACACTGCAATGCAAGCTGCTTACACCGATGGTGGTCAGCCTAACATGCTGGTTGTTTCTCCTGCTAAGAAAGCCGCCTTCAGCGACTTAAACAGCGGTTCAGTTGCAACCAACCAAATCAACTATACTGCTCCTCGTGAAGCAGCTATCGTTGGGTCGGTTTCGCTGTATCTGTCCGATTTCGGTCAGCTCGACGTTGTAATCGACCGCTTTGCTTCAGATGACCGCGTGTACCTGCTGGACAGTGACTACGCTTCAATCTGCACATTGCCAAACCGTAACTTCGCCGTACAAGAAATGGCGAAAACGGGTGACTCTGAGAAGTTCCAAATCCTTACGGAATGGACACTCAAAGTTTCAGCACCAAAAGCGCATGGCGCTGTTTACGACCTGTCGTAAGTGTTGAGGGGGTAGCTTTGGCTACCCCCGTTCACTTTAGGGGAGAAAGATGAAGAAGAAACTTGTACAAAAAGATGCGGTCACGGGGAAAGAAACGTGGGCGCATTTTGACGAAAGCGGAAAGATTATTTTTGAAAGCAGTCAAGATGTTAGCTCCTTGCTTTCTCGCAACGCAGCAGAGCGTAATGAGTACCGCTCAAACTCGCTGATTGGCAACACACAGCGTCACCAACAGAAGGTTGCGGAAATACCCACAGCGTTGTATCATCAGCTAATCCAAGAGCTAGGCCAGCCAAAGGATAACCCTACTGGTTGGAAAAAGTGGCTTAACGAATACGATAATCGGTTTTTTAGAACCAGTGGCGGTACAGTATAATGGCAATCACAAATTACTCCGAGCTAAAGACATCTATCGCCAACTTCTTGGCTCGTGATGATTTGACCGCGCAGATACCTGATTTTATCTCTATTGCTGAGTCTCGTATGTCTCGTGAGATGAACGCTCGTAGCCAAGAAAAAAGGGCGACAGCCACACTCACAGGCGGTGACGCATATGTATCTTTGCCAACTGACTTACGCTCTATTCGCCTTGTAAAGCTAAACACCTCTCCAAAAGAGGTTCTTGAGTATTACACACCAGCAAAACTTGATGAGCTTTATGCAAGCAACGCGCAAGGCAAGCCTCGCGCTTATACAATTATTGGTGGCGAGATTAAGTTTGCCCCTGAACCTGATTCTGCTTACACGGCAGAGATTGTATATATGGAAGGCATACCAGACCTTTCAGACAGCAACACAACGAATGAAATTTTAACTCGTCACCCAGACGCATATCTCTATGGCGCTTTAGCCTCTGCTAGTGTATATCTAATGGATGACCAAAAAACGACTGTATATGAGCAGTTGTTTACACGGGCTATTGACGAAGTTAAGCGCGAAGAAGAGCGCAGTAAACAAGCTGGTTCTGCTCTTCAAATGAAATCTGACTATGGAGAACTAACATGAGCGCAATGAGTGATTATCTGGAAGATGCCTTCCTTGACCATTTTCTAGGCACGACTAGCACAACTGCTCCGTCTGCTGTTTATATTGGGCTGCACACCGCTGACCCGACCGATGCTGGTACTGGCGCTGAAGTAAGCGGTAACGGCTACGCACGTCAATCGATGGCATTTGCTGCATCTTCATCAGGCACAGCATCCAACAGTGCTGCTGTTGAGTTCCCTGCTGCATCTGGTGGTAACTGGGGTACGATTACGCATATTGGTATTTATGATGCGTCCAGTGCTGGAAACCTGCTGTTTCATGCGGCTTTGACAGCCTCCAAGACAATCAATGATGGTGACATCTTTAAGGTAGCAGCTTCAGGCGTTGACATCACGGCGGCCTAGTCATGGCTGACATCGTAGGGCCAACACTTGAGCAGCTTGATAACTGGGGTCACTTAGAAGAAATACCCAATCAGCCGCTTGATGCTGCGTTTTGGAATACGCTTGCTCTGCGCGAGGGTGAGTCAACCCCGTCTGCATCTGCCTCTGTATCTGCTGATGGATTCGGTATTTTCGATGGCGCAGCCGCAGCATCTACAGCATCTACTGTAACCTCTGAAGGCATACGCATACAGCTTGGCGCGAGTAACATAAATGTTACTAGCACTGTTGCCGCTGATGGTATTCGCATCCAGTTTGGCGCATCGGCGTTTGCTGGCCCAGCTACAATGTCGGCAGAGGGTGTGCGTATTGTTGTTGGCGCTGCCCAGCCATCTGCATCGGCTACAGCAACGGCAGAAGCCATTAGAGTTGTCATTGGTGCATCGTCACTGTCTGCAAGTGTCTCCGTATCTGCCGAAGCCTTTACGGTTAAATTGGGTTCTGCCTCCTTATCTACATCCTCAACAATTACATCCTCTGGGATTAGGATTCAGATTGGTGAAAGCTCTATAAGCTCATCATCTTCTGTTTCTTCTGAGGCTATTAGGATTCAATTCGGAGAATCCAGTATTGAGGCGTTTGCGACCATTCTAGATGTCACTGCTAACTTTGAGGTTTTTGCAACATCCGCTCCGCAAACCTCTGTTACAATAGCTTTAGACGTAGAAAAACTAGGCGAATTGTGGGGTGTTATTGCAGACGAAGGTGAGGTATGGTCTGAGGTAGCAGAACAGAACGAAACATGGGCAGAGGTGTCTGCTGAAGGAGAAAGCTGGACACTTGTTTCTGCTGGCTCTGAAACTTGGACGACTATATCTGCTGGAAACGAAAGTTGGTTTGAACAATGATTAAGCTAGGACAATTTTTACCTGACCAACCACCGTATCAAAATGCGGGAGCGACAGTCGCTACCAATGTAGTGCCAGCGGCTAACGGTTATAGCAACCTACCTAATGTGCTTCCATTTTCTGGGGCTTCTAATAAATTTATTCGCGGCATGTTTGCAGCAAAAGATGACTCTGCGTCATCTGCTATTTATGTTGGAGATGAAAACTCTCTTTATAAATTTGACGCTACCGATTCTGGATTAGATGATATTTCCAAAACATCTGACGCATCTTACACAACTAGTGATGGCTATTCTTGGCGCTTTGTTCAGTTTGGAGAAGCCGTTATTGCAACCAACTACAGTGACCCAATACAAACAATAACCGCTGCTGGTGGTGGGCGCTTTGCTGACTTAGCTGGAACTCCACCCAAAGCAAAGTTCATTGCGGTTGTGCGCGACTTTGTAATGTGTGGATATACCAATGACACTACAGATGGTGAGAAACCATATCGTATTCGATGGTCTGGTATTGGTGATTATGATAGCTGGGCTGTGAGTGCAAATACACAAGCTGACTTTCAGGACATATCTGACATGGGTGCAGTGACTGGACTTGTTGGCGGCGAGTATGCAACTATTCTAATGGAGAAGGGTATTGTACGGGCGCAGTATGTTGGCTCTCCACTTGTCTTTGAATTTGATAAAGTTCAATTACAACGTGGCTGTAAGATTTCTGGTTCGGTTGCCTCTGTTGGTCGCAATGTATTTTATCTTTCTGATGATGGCTTTTATGTATTTGATGGTCAGTCTTCTAAGCCGATTGGCGCAGAGAAGATAAACAGATATTTTTTGAAGAGGTTTCAGTCAAACAACTCTGCTCGAATGAGCGCCGTCGTTGACCCCTCCCGTCAAATTGTTGTCTGGTCTTATCCTAGCGTTGACTCTGGGGATGGCTCACCTGATGAGTTGATTATTTATAACTATGCAACGGATAGCTGGAGTACTGCTAATATTGGTTTGGACGCTATGGCTTCCTTATTCACTGCTGGTTATACTCTTGAAGGTCTTGCTACTATTTCTAGTAATCTGGACAGTCTCCCTAGCTCACTTGATTCAGCGGTTTACAAAGGCGGAGAGTTTTTCTTTGCTGGTGCAAAGGACAAAAAGATTCAAACATTCACTGGTGAAAACCTTGATGCTATTGTGGAAACTGGCGAGTTTGATTTGCAGGCGGGGCGTAGTTCCCTTGTTAATAACATTATTCCGTATGTCGAAAATAGTAGCGGCTCAACTGCTACGATTACTGCACAGGTTGCTTCTCGTGACTCTAACAATGCTGAGGTTAGCTTTGGTGCGGCTTCGACGTTAAACAGTGATAACTTCTGTCCAGTACGCTCATCTGGTCGCTTTCATCGTGTGCGATTGAACTTGAGCGGCAACTGGACAAATGTGCAGGGTGTTGATGTTGATGGTCAGATTAGAGGTCGCCGCTAATGGCTAATCAGTTCCGCAATCTTCCCAAAGAGGGTGGTTCACCGCGTCAGATTTCTGAGGTGGTGAACAACATTATGGAAGGCAAGATTAACAGTACTGGCACGTTTACGACGATAAACGGTACTACCTCAACAACTGTAATTGACCGTCGTGCAAGCGTTAATAGTGTAATATTGTTTACGGGTTTGGACTCTCACTACTATGATGTTGACCCATATATAAGCTCTCGCTTGAATGGTAGCTTTGTTGTTGGTCACAAGAACCACGGACACAACAGCAATCTTGCCTATGTTATTATTGGTTAAAGGAGATAGCCATGACAGAGATGACAGCAAAAGATTATGCCAAGATAGGTTTTGATGAGTTTTTGCAATCCTCGGACAAGAAGTTTCCTTTTGAGTTTGAGGATGTTTGGTTATTTCTTGAGCAAAAGAGGGCCAAAGAAAATTGGCAAAAAAAAATAACTACTTTCGAGGGTGAATTAAAAGAAACCGAAGAGGTTTTGGGAGAGAACATGATGAACGTTGTTATGCCTGTGGAGCATAGGTTTACAGAAAAACAATACATAAGGGAGTTTAGAGCGCCTGCTGGTCATACTGTTGTAAGTAAGATACACAACACTAACCATCCTATATTTCTTCTTGAGGGAGAGGTTACAATAATAGAGGAATCGGGCAGAAAAAGAGTTAAAGCTCCCTACTACTCAATAACTGAGGTTGGCACAAAGAGGGTGGTTCTTGTTCATGAAGACTGTTTTTTTGTAACGGTTCATCCATCCGATAAAACAAACATATTTGATGTAGAAGAAGAAGTTATAGCAAAATCTTTTAAAGATGTTAATATAGAGCCGAAAAACTCATCTTCTATTGATGGGTTTATAGAGCAAGTTAGGAATATAACATGAGTTGGGGAGCTATAGGTGCAGCAACTATAGGTGTAGTGGGTTCTCAAATGGGTGGTGGCGGTGCTAGTCAAGCAGGCACATCTACAACGCAAACTGCCCCGCCAACTTACATAGCTGGCGAATACGAAGCGCTTGCAAATCAAATTCAAGACATTAGGCAGAGGGGTCTTCTTGAGGACATCCAAACTCTTTCTCCTTATGAACGCAGTCTTGTAGAAAGAGGCATGACTCGCGCTGCTGCTGATGACCCATTTCAGGCTGCGGGTGAGCAAGCTGTATCTGGTCTTCTTGGCGGCGGCGGGCTTCTGGGTGAGGCCGCTCAAATGTATCGAGGCACAACTGGCTCGACAATGGATTCCCCTGAGTTTCTTGCAGCAAGTCAACGTGCGGTTGAGCGGGCGATGCGTCCTGTGACCTCTCAGTTTGCTGCTGGTGGTCGCTTGGGCAGTAGGGCATTTGCCGACGCATTAGCTGACGCAAGTTTTGGGGCTATGTCTCCACTCGCCTTGCAGGCTCGACAGCAGGATATATCGACAGACCTGTCTAGGGCTTCTGGTCTTGGCAGTCTTGCAGGTCAACGCACAGTTGATGTTGGCGCTGGCCTTACAGGTGCTTCTGCTGTTGGAGCTATGCCGTTTGAGAATATTCAGCGCGGTCTTGGTCTTGGTGGCTTGCTGTCTGGTGAAGAGTACGCCCTTCGACAAGCTCCTGTAACGGCAACACAGAGGCTCTCTGATATTGTTCGAGGCTCTACCGTTGGTGGTAATGTAACTCAACCTTTGTATGCGCCTTCATCAGGTAGCTTGGCTGGCGGCGCTTTAATGGCGGCAGCCCCTCAGCTTGGTCAGGCATTTGGGAATTATATGGACAACAGGTCTGCCACACCCCAAGCGTCATATAATACAGGCATTGATTTAGGCGGGTCTTCTGCGTTCTCAGTACCTGCGCCAGACTTTAGTGATTTATATTTTGGTGGAAATTAAAATGGCTATTGACCCTAGAATGTTGCGGAACTTAAATCTGCCTTCTCTTGAGAACCTTCAGGCTCGAATGAATCCGCTTGAGCAAAGCGTTACCCCGCAGGGTTTACTCCCTTCTAATCAAGGAGTCGGCTCTGGACTTCTTGGTGGGGTTCAAAGGTTCGCTGGTCGTGTTGGTGAAGCTGTAGCGCCTGTTATTCCTCAAGCTGCTAGAAATATTGCTGATATGGCTCGGTTTACCGCTATGCAAAGGGCTAGTATGCCATCTTTGGTGACGGCTCAAGACTTAGATAAATTACGCCCTATTGACCCTGTTGCCATTGCCGCTCAGTTGCCGACTCTTCGCGCCGCTGAGGAAGAGGCTATGCAAAAGCCTATGCTTGATGCTCTAAAAGCTCAAGCTGATTTGGCTAGGGCAAGTGGTTCAGGGAGAGTCGGAACTAGATACAAGTACCCCTCTCTTTATGTAAATAAAGATAATCCAGACGATTTCATTCGCACACTGACAGACACTCAGACTCAGCAGGTTGTTGACCAAGCGACATTTAATCCAATCGACACATCAGTTTATGTCCCGTCAAGTTTAGGTGTTATGGGCAAGGGGATTGCTTCTCGCGCAGACCTAAGAAAAGAATATGCAGAGCTAAACAAAACTGCTGGACAGTTTAAGAATGTTCAAAAGTTTTTCGATAAACTCCCAGACCTTGAAAAAGGTTTTGCTGGCAAAATGCAAACTTGGTCAGGTAATATTAAAACATTTTTTGGCGCAGAGTTAGGTCCTCAAGAAGCTGCAAGGCGACTGGCTCAGGGCGAGCAACAGGGTCTTCTGGGTATGTTTAGGGAGCAGGTTGTCGGTGGCGGTGTTATGACAGAACAAGATGCTCGTCGCGTTATGGAGCGTCTTGGCAATTCTTTGGGTGATTGGACAACAGACCCAAGCATTGTTGCCCGCGCTGTTCAGTCAGTGATGGAGGAGAAATATCAAACCTATGTTGGTGATTCTCAGTTTTATGGTTCTTCCCGCTCCGACTTTAGGGATGCGCCTGCACATGAAGCAGTTTCTATGCCTACATTTGAATTGCCCCAGTCTTTTGTTGATGCGGGTCTTAGTGAGGATGATTGGGCCGAGACTCCATATGAGGAGCGCCTAACTTGGCGCGGATTAAATTAGGTTTTGTTATGTCATCTATAGAAGAGCTTAAAAAGAAAGCACTGGAGCGCAGAAAAAAGAAGACGCAAGCAGATGATTCATCATCTACTGCTTCAGATGTGGCGCGAGCTGGTTTTCAAGGATTAACCTTTGGATTTGGAGATGAGCTTGTTGCTTTGGCTAAGTCTCTTGGCGACAAAACATATGAAGAGGCTCTTGCTGAAGAGCGTCAGGCTTTAGAGGGATTTAGAGAAGAGTCACCCCAATACGCTTATCCAATCGAGATAGCAGCTTCTATTCCCACATCACTTTTAGGCGTTGGTCTTTTAGGGCGTGGAGCGCAAGCCGCAGGAAGGTTTATTCCCTCTGCCCTTAAATCAGCCCCAGTAGGCGCTGCTGCAACTGGCGCAGTAGAGGGGGCGCTGTATGGCGCTGGCGCTGCGGAAGATGGGGGGCGTTTGGCTGGCGCGGGAATCGGTGGCGCTGCTGGCGGCGTTCTGGGTGGGGCAGTTGGCGCGGCGCTTCCGAGGGTCTCTAAGCAGGCACGTCAGCTTATTAAAGAAGGTGTTCCCCTTACGGCTGGGCAAGCAATGGGTGGTGCTGTTCGCGCCGTAGAAGAAGGACTTGGTGCTGTTCCGATTGTGAAGGAGTTTGTTAAAGAGGCTAAAGATAGGGCAACATCTGGCTTTACTTCTGCAACAATGAATCGTGCATTGAAACCTATTGGTGAAAAGCTTCCTAAAGACTTTGGTGGGACAAAAGCTTTTGACGAAGCAATGGAAATAATTTCTGACAGATATAAGGAGGTTATCCCGTCTCTTACTGTTGGTTCTGCGGAACAAATGACAACCGCTGTTCAGAAGGGGATAAGAGATGCTGTTGAGAATCAGCCAACTCTTTACGGTAAGGACTTAAAAGAATTTAATGACCTTGTTGATAATATTTTTTCTAAAATGCCTAAAAAAGGTAGTGTGGATGGTAAGGTTCTCAAAGAAATTGAGTCTCGTTTAGGCTCTGCTGCTAGAACAAAAATTAAAACTGGTCGTCCTGACACGGCCTTTGCTCTTAATGATGTTAAGGCGGCATTTCGTCAAGAGCTTGCGCGGCAAGATGAGACTGGCTCCGAGGCTCTTTTTGCTGTAAATGAGGCGTATAAAAATATCCTGCCTGTTGAGAAAGCTGTAAACAAGGCGTTGGCTGAAGGTGGTAAGTTTACCCCTAAACAGTTAATGCAATCCATGCGTCAACAAGCGCCGCGCCAAGCGGCTCGTGGTAAAATGACAGACCAAGATTTTGCTCAAGCAGCTCAAGAAATTATTGGAAGAAGTTCTCGTGAGGGGGCTTTAGTTGCTCCGTTAACGGGTCTTGCTGTTGGACAACAGGCATTGTCTGGTAATATTGGGCCAATGACGCAGTTACTAGGAACAGCCGCATTAGCAGCGCCTATGTACTCTCGCGCTGGAGTTCCGATTACTCGCGGTTTATTGTCTGGAGTGGGTGGTGCTGCAAGGTCAGTAGTGCCAGCAACGGGCGGGTTAATATCTGGTGGCCTTTTAGGACAGGAATAAATCATGGCTAAGAATAGTATTAGAGATTACGCAAACGCTGCCGCATCTAACACGGATGTGCAGAGTCAAAACATTGACGAGGGCTGTAGTCCCGCTGGGATTAACAACGCCATCCGCGAGGTTATGGCTGACTTGGCTGATGTCAACGATGGCACTATCTCTCTTGTGTCTCCTAACTTTGACGCGGCTACAATTAACAGCGTGGCGATTGACGCTTTCCCGTCTGGCACAAAGATGTTGTTCCAACAGACTGCTGCACCGACTGGTTGGACAAAAGACACCACGCATAATGACAAGGCTCTGCGTGTTGTAACTGGCTCTGTAAGCAGCGGCGGCACAAACTCATTTAGCACCTCTTTTGCCAGCTACACACCCGCTGGTTCTGTTTCTGTTACGGTTGCTGAACACACTCTAACGCTATCTCAAATCCCATCTCACTCACATGATATTGAGGTTGCAGGCACGGCTACAAGCAACACAAGAACAAGAATTGCTTACACAAATAGAAGCGAAACAAGTTTTATTGGAACTGAAAATGCTGGTGGCGGTGGCCCACACGGACACCCAAACTCAACTGGCTCATTTACGGGTACTGCGTCAACACAGTTTGATGTGCAGTATGTTGACCTTATCATTGCCACGAAGAGCTAAGTTATGAAGTTGGAGGTCAAGCACAACTGCCCACTGAACAACTTTGAGCCTTGCAAGCAAATGGACTGCGCTTGGTTTATCGAGATTCGTGGGACGCACCCGCAGACAGGAGAGGAGATGTCTGAGTGGGGTTGCTCTATGGCTATGCTGCCTGTGTTGTTGATTGAGAATGGTAGGCAGACCAATCAGGCTGGCGCAGCCATTGAGAGTTTTCGTAATGAGATGGTAAGGGCTAACGAAATAAATAATGAAATTATGACTGCTGCTGTTGAGGGGCGTAACCCAAAGTTGATTGAGGGCTGATATGACTAAATCAAACATCACTGAATACGATAATACAGCGGCAAACAATACTGATGTTGAGGATGTGCCTCTGGGTGAAAATCAGATGTATCCGTCTAACGTAAACAATGCGTTCCGTGAGATTATGGCAGACCTTGCTGACATCAATGACGGAACTGTCGCCCTAACCAGCCCCGCCGCTGGTTCTATAAACATTACTGGAAATGTTACTGTCGGCGGCACTGTTGACGGGCGTGACGTTGCCGCTGATGGGTCTAAACTAGACGGCGTTGAGGCTTCTGCTGATGTAACTGATGCAAATAACGTCGGCGCTGCATTGACGGCATTTTCTACTGGGACTGACGCTATCAGCACAGACCTTGTTCCATATTACGATGTGAGTTCTGGGGCGTGGGAAAAGTCAACAATATCAAATCTTTCTCTTGTTGGCCCTACTGGTCCTGCTGGTCCTACTGGGCCGACTGGTTCTACTGGTCCTGATGGTCCTACTGGTCCTGCTGGGCCTACTGGTCCTGCTGGGGCGGACGGGGATGATGGTGCTGCTGGGCCTACTGGCCCGACTGGCCCTACAGGCTCAACAGGTCCGACAGGTCCTACTGGTCCGACAGGTCCGACAGGCCCTGCTGGTGAGTTGTCTGGCAATGTCGAGATGACTGGCACGTTGGATATGAACAACTACGACATTAACGGGGTTGACCAGATTTTTCATCACGGCGACACAAACACTTATATGCAATTTCACGCATCTGACCAGTGGCGTGTTGTTACGGGTGGCACTGAACGCCTTGAGGTAAACAACAGCCGAATTACGGGTTCAGGTATCGCAATGGCTTACGGGCGATATAACGGCGCTAACAACACCATTGCATTTGATAAGGACATAAGTTCCCTTACAGATATTGGCACTGGTCGCCACAACATAAACTTCTCTGTCAGCATTACCAGCACTTATACTTGCTCTGTGGGCGGCGGTGATTCGAGCAATGATGCAGGTCGAATGACAAACCCGTTTGATGGTGGCAATTTTAGCTCATCATATGTGCGGATTAGAACTTCAACAGGCAGCAGTAGTAAGACAAACGTCGAATATATGAGCCTGTCGGTTTTTAGGTAAGAAAATGACTGATTATCGAATAATATATGATGACCCTGACGAGCCAAATGAGCCTGTGAAAATCGTCACGCCCGCGCCTAATTGGATGAAAGAGGCAATGGCTGGTAATTTGCCAATCATAAGCATAATGATGGAACTTAAAGATGAAGAAGTTTATGCCGTGGAGAATGGCATACATATGGACGACTTCAAACACACTCCTGAAAAGGTAGAGGCTCAATTTACTGGCAAGAGAACAGGACCATTGACCGAAGAAGAAGCGATTGAGTATCTTTGCTTAAAGGATTTACCGAGAAAGTGCTGGGGCGAAAATCACAACAGACCAATGTTTAAGATAATTAAGCATAGTGATATACCCACAGATAGAACCTTTCGTGACGCGTGGGAGATGAATAATGTCTAATTTTGTGAAGCTGGGTGGCACAGAATATGCCCTAGACGACTACACCGTGCCTGCCGATAAGGCTCTACGGGAAGCGTGGGAAGTAACGTCCGAAACTGCAATCACCGTCAATATGCCAGCGGCGCGAGATATTTGGAGAGAGAAAATTCGTGAAGCGCGTGTGGCGGAGTTTGAGAAACTTGATACTCAATTCATGAAGGCTCTTGAGACATCTACCAGCACGACAGAAATTGTTGCCCAAAAACAAGTGTTGCGTGATGCGCCTAATCACCCTGATATTGAAGCTGCCACAACGCCAGATGAATTGAAGGCAGTTCAGCCAATACCAAATGTGACTGTTGAATAATGCGTCAATCTTGGCAGTTTTGGCAAAAAGGGGTGAGTCAAGAATTTATAGACTTGGTGCAGGAGCAGGCCGACAAAGTTAAATGGGCAAGGGCCACAACATTCAGTCAAAATGACAGGGAGAGCCTGTCAAGCACACGCCGAAGCAATGTGAAATGGCTAACTGGGCAGGAAAACATACACAACCTTTTGTGTAATTATGTTTTATCCTCAAACGAACAACTCAATGTGCAGGTGTCGAACAAGTGTGAAATTCAGTTCACACAATATAACAGCGAAGATAAGGGGTTTTACGGATGTCATCACGATATAAATTGGGAAAACCCTGAACCGCATGACCGAAAGATAAGCATCAGCATATTGCTGTCAGACCCATCAGAATTTGACGGCGGGGAGTTGCGGTTTCACGAAGTGACAAACGATGGCATCGAATGGCAAAAAGGGTCAGTTTTATGCTTTCCGTCGTTTTTGCAGCACTCCGTATCACCCGTCACGCGAGGCACACGCAAGTCACTGGTCGCTTGGTTTTCTGGTCCTCGTTGGCGATAATCTCTAGAAATCACCCACAGCCAGTGTTAATATACTAAAAGTCTTATAAGGAGACATGTTATGGAAACTCTTATCACTTGGATTACAGCTATCGTAGCAGCCGCATCGGTGATTGCTAACGTAACCCCCTCTATGCGCGACAATGAGATTCTCGCCAAGATTGATGACTTCATTCAGAAGCTCGCTCTTAATCTTCGCAAGGAGAAATAATATGTCTCGCGTCACCGTTCACGAGGTCAAGGCACAGATTGACACGCATGAAGCTGTATGCGCTGAACGGTGGTTGGAGACTATCAACCGCGTCAAGCGACTTGAGATTATTATAATGACGAGTGCAGGGGCAATAATCACATTGCTCCTGTCTCTGCTTTCCCAAAAGATTTAAGATGAGATGTTTCGTGTCCTGCTAGTTTCTTTGCTGTGCCTAACCGCAGCACACGCCCAGAATGAGCAGACTGGCGACTTGAACACGAGCAACATCAACAGCACTGTCAGCAGTAACAACCCCTCGGAATCTACCACAAACAATTACAATGGCGCTGGTGCTGCATCTAATGTAACGCCACCGCCTACCGCTGTATCCCCTAGCGCACCGTCTGGTGGCTCTGAAAGCTGCCTGATAGGGCGTGGAATGGGTGTGCAGGTCAACGTGCTTGGCTTGTCTATGGGCGGTTATAAGCAGGATGCAGAGTGTAACAGGCGCAGAGACGCAAAAGCCTTGAAAGAGCAGGGCATGTCTATTGCATCTGTGGCTAGGCTGTGTCAATCTCTGGAGACTTGGAAGGCGATGTTTGCCAGTGCAACACCCTGCCCAATATCAGTGAATGGCAAGCTCGTTGTGGGTCGAGCGGCTACACTTCTTATGAAGCGCGACCCCCTCACTTTCATACCTGATTATGAAGACCGTAAATCATACTATGACAAAATCCTACGAATTGGTGAAAGCGATGATGAAGAAGATAGCAATTCTAACCTCAGCATTTCTGAGCGTTTCCGCAGCACAAGCAGAGACGACGATTGATAACCTAGTCAATGCCAGCCGCACGATTGCAGCCAAGCTGGAGCAAGGGCGTTATGCAGTCTATGGCGCAGAACACTACGCCTCAGTTGGCGGTATCATCGACTATAACGCAGTGGATGACGAGCAATACATCATCAATGAGGGCGACATAACTGCCTACAATGAAGCTCTTGCAGGAGTGCAGAGCGCTTTGTATTTCACCACTAAGATGGCTCTGGAAGAGAAATATGAAGAGTCAATGGTCAAGGTATCTGAGGCCGTAGATAACTTTATTGTGGCTTCGGTGCAACTGAGCGTTGTCGAGGAGGTCGCTGAGAAAGCTGAAGTCGCTCAAGAGACAAACGCAGTAGAAGACCAGATTGCTGTGCAGGAGTTTGTGGAGACAAACGATGTAACCCTGAATCAAGAAACTGTCGTTGAATACAATCAGTCGATTGAAGACATTGCAGTCAATGCGCGTGACGCTGGTGCTTTCTTGGCCGCCAGTAAGAACGAGCAGTTGACCAGTCTGTCAGATGAACACGCGCAAGACTATGGCAACTCTATGGCAGAGGCATCTATCTCATATTCTGCTACCAATGACATTCTGAGTGTGCAGTGGGCTACCAATACGGGTCACATCGAGTTCCACGATTTCTTGTGGGGTGACTATGTGACTGCCTCTGAGGTGCTGGGTCAGGGTGAAGCTATCTACAGCGACCAGCAAGCGTATATGTACCAATGAGCCTAGAAGATACTGAACTTACAATCGGCGGCACTAAGCTGCGCGGCGTATGGATAGCCATTGTGCTGTCTATCGCCACGACTATGGCTGGTGGCATCTGGGCAGTGGCAGAGTTCTACGGACGCATCGAAGCCGTGGAGTCGGCTGTCTCTGGCAATGGTGACACAGCAGAGAAGCTGACAGTGCTTGGCACGAATCTCGAAACCATAATGGAGAACCAGAAGCAGTTGCTAGACCTGCGTGACCGCATCGCAGAGGTAGAGAAGACGACTGTGGAGAATGACTTACTTGTTAAACAGTTTGACGAGAAGGTTAAATCAATCGATAGTAGATTTGGAAAGATAAACAGGGAGATAGATGACTTGTGGCGCGGGTTAGACGCAGCGAGTAATCCATTAAAATAGTATGGCCTTTTCGACTGTGCGTAATGCAGTCCAGATTGGAAGAATCGGTGAGCTACTGGCTCAGGCGGTCTTTGAGGAGAATGGCTACAAGACAGCTCGTGTAAACCACGAGGGCTTTGACTTAATTATCTTTGACGATGAGGGTGAGAACTACCGCGTCGAAGTCAAGGCGTGTTCCACTAGGGACAGGCACAACCACCGATACCAGTTTATGACCAGTCGCGGTAGCAAGACCAAGCGCATGATGACGACATCAGACGCAGACATCATCTGCTATGTTGCTTTAGATATTCGCCGCTGTGTGATAAGATGCACAAGTACAATTTCAAGGAAGAGGACAACCGTAAAGACATTAGAGTTTGAGCGGCAAGAGTCTTCAATGATAAACGAAGCCTTGTGCAAGGTTAGGAAAAGACGATGTTAAAGATGTTATTGGGGCCAGTCGCAAATATTGCTGGCAACTGGGTTGACGGCAAGGTAGAAGAAACCAAAGCGAAAGCGGCAGTCAAGGTAGAGAAGGCAAAGGCGGATGCTGAAGTTCAGAAGCGAGTTGCTACAGGCGAAATCGACTGGGAAGCCAACATGGCTGACGCTACTAAGGACTCGTGGAAAGATGAGTTTGCTCTCGTGGTGCTGCTCCTCCCGTCTATATTAGTCTTTATTCCTTCCTTGACAGAGCATGTTAAAGCTGGCTTTGAGGTGCTGAACACCCTGCCAGATTGGTATCAATATCTTCTCTTTATCGCGGTATCTAGCAGCTTCGGCATCAAGGGTGCTGACAAGCTGATGAACTTACGCGGAAAAAAGTAACAACTCCTGTAAAGCAGATGCCGTCCGATATGCGCCTTTCACCGCACTTCACCTTGCAGGAGATGACAAAGAGCCAGACGGCGCTGCGTTTAAGCATTGACAACACGCCCAATGCAGAGCAGGTCAAGTCACTCAAAGAGCTATGCGAGAACGTGCTAGAGCCTTGTCGAAAGCATTTCAAACGCGCCTTCGTGCCGTCATCTGGCTTCCGTAGCAAGGCGCTGTGCAAGGCCATCGGTAGCTCTGCCAAGAGCCAACACGCCAAAGGTGAGGCTGCTGACTTCGAGATTCGCACCGTTGCCAACATCGACTTGGCTAAGTGGATTCGGGACAATCTGGAGTTTGACCAGCTTATCCTAGAGTTCTATGATGGTATCGACCCGAACAGTGGTTGGGTGCATGTCAGCTATCGTGCTGACGGCAATAATCGCAAGCAATGCTTGAGCTATGATGGGAAACGCTATGTATCGGGATTGGATGAAGCGTAATTTTTGGCGTAGTAAGTTCATGTTTAAGTTCACTCAAAGGCTTTCAAGGTTTCAGGATTGGCTTTGGAGAAAGATGAATGGCAGAGAAGAGTAAATATACCAAGCCTAAACTGCGTGAGCGGATTAAAAACCGCATCATGGCTGGCAGTAAGGGCGGCAAGGCAGGTCAGTGGTCTGCTCGTAAGGCTCAGATGCTTGCTGCTGCCTACAAGAAAGCAGGCGGTGGCTATCGCGGTGGCAAGGGTAAGAAACAAAAGAGCCTCTCCAAATGGACAAAAGAAGAATGGGGAACGAAGTCTGGCAAGCCATCTACGCAAGGTAAGAAGGCTACTGGTGAGCGTTATCTGCCCAAGAGGACACGAGAGAAGCTATCTGCTGCGGAGTATCTAGCGACATCTGCCAAGAAGCGGCGCGATACTAAGGCAGGCAAACAGTTCTCTAAACAGCCCAAGAAGATTGCAAAGAAAACGGCTCGCCTGCGTAAGAAGTCCTAACGCCAAGCCTCTGGGTCGGGGCGGATAATCTTAGTAGGTTTATCTTCATCTTGTGCATCGTCTAGCGACTGCGCCACCTGATAAAGAAGAGAACTGGTATCATCCAGCAGGGCTTTAATCCTATCGTTCTGCATGGCAGCAAAGCCGCTCATGGTTTCCGATACCCTCTTTATCTCTTCCGCTTCTCTTAGTGCAGTCTCAGTGTGCTGCTCAACAATCTTAATCAAGTCCATCTTCATTCTCCTCTAGTTTGAAAAATCCTCTCTGTGCTACCAGCTTGGTAGCGTCCCTTGCCATGTTCAGCAAAGCCCTGTCAGACATAGAGATGACTGTGTAATAGTTATCTTTGTCCTTCACGACTAGCTCTGCTGCCCAATCCTTATCTGCTGACGCTCTCAGATATGCCAGTGTCACTGGCTCATATTCAATCTCATCACTCATCCCAGCCTTGCTCCTCTAATCTGTCTAGCCTCTCTATGATGGCCTCTTTAATCTCGTGTAGCTCATCATGCGCTGCCTCTGCGTCGTAGCCCTCAATGCGCCACTCACCAAGCTCACAGTATCGTCCTGTGTTCTCCTCAATGTCCTCTATGCGTCCACGCACTTCCTTGAGGCGTTCTGTAAGCTCCTTAATCTCTGTCTCTCTATCTGTTATAACATCCATTATAATCTATCCTCTTCTGCATCAAGTAACTCCCTCAATGCCTTCCTTGCCTCACGCCTTCTCAGGTCAAGCCACCCTCTGCTGTCATTCGGGATACACGCTATTGAAGACAACTTGGTCTCCGCGAAGATAGCCCTTTCGCGCCACTCTTCTTTCGACAGCGGCCTCAAGCTCTCCTCTTTCGACGTGCCGCCCAATGGTCTGCGTGATTTCATTTTTCAGTGCCTCTACTTTCCGTCGTCTTTTTTTTTCATAAAACCGTGCAAGACGATATGCCTTCTCCAGCTTGTGAGCAAACTCTTTATCAGACCTCTTCAACTCAGCCGCCCTGCGGTGTCCATGAATGATTGTGGTGTGGTCACGCCCACCAAGAAACCTACCAATGATAGGAGTGCTGTTGCCCGTCATGTAATAGGCGAGATACATGAAGGCATGGCGTGGCTCTACAACCCACTTGGGGCGTGTCTTTGACAGCAATGTAGAGCGTTTGATTCCCCAGACACGGCAGACTGCATCTGCACAGGTTGACATAGTAAACTCATCGGCATCTTGCTTATCTTCTGTGACCTCAAGTTTAATATCTAGCTTCATTTGTTTTCCTTTTCATATGCTTCTGTTTCCATCGCCACGCCGAGCGCATAGTGTGCCAGCTTGTATAGCTGACGCGATGACATCTTGCGTTGGAATACTTCGCCGTCCACATAGACACGCATTGCGCCTGTCATAGGTATGGCAATCATTTCATTTGGTTCAAACGTGGCATCTGCTGCACACGTCATTAGCTCTGCTTTTGTAATCAATCCTCTTCCCCCACAGGCTGGACAGGGCTTCTCCATGAAGCTACTGCCTTCCCCGTCTGATGATACATTGATGAGCAGAACACCCTGCCCATTGCATTGACCGCATTTGTAGGCTGTTCCGCTCATCTTATTATCTCCTTAAAAAGGTACGCTGTCTGAGGCTTGAGTGCCAGCAGGTGCGGATGCTTCAGGCGTGAACTTGTCTGACACCTTACCCTTGAGGGCTGGTGCTTTCGGGTTCTCGCTGTTGCCGTCCCAAAGCGCAATGTCAACTTGCTCACCTTGCTTGATGTCGCGGTGTGCGTAGAAGCTACCTTTGAGGCGTGGGTGTGAGCCACCAGCTTCATACTTTTCATTGCTCCAGAGAGCGGCTGTTCCTGTGTTATCGTAACTCTGACTCATATCAATTATCCTTTCGTGAGTTCTGTTTTACGTTTGCTAAAGAGAGCAAGCACTTCATTGCGCTTGGCCTCGTCCATTGCCTCGATTTCCCCCTTCAATCCATCGTAGAGGGCTGTCAATCCACCGAGATGAGGCACTGCGCTTACACGCTCCTCGATGGTTGAATTGGTTGTCCCCCGCTCACCTTTTGAGGGAGTTACGGGAGCAGGGGACGCAGCAGGCTTCTGTGCTTTGGGAGGACTAGCCTGCTTTGTGGATTTCGCTGCGGCAGCATTGCCGTCATCATCAAAGTCACCAGATGCCATGCCCAGCACTGCGCCGTATGCGTAGCGACGAGCATAGGTGATTGCGCTGCCCATAGACTGCGCGTCTTGCTTGGTGGCAAAGATAGGTTGGTTAGATGCAAGATGCTCACCGCTCTCGTGCATCAAGATAGTTGTCAGCACAAACTGTCCGTCCATCAGGTTCGGTGCTTGAGAGATAGACAG